CATCAAATGAAATAATAGAATATATAAATACTGGATCATTTGGAGGCGACGGAATTAATGTATCAAATTATATATTAGATTCATCAAATGAAATAATAGAATATATAAATACTGGATCATTTGAAGGCGATGGAATTAATGTATCAAATTATATATTGGATTCATCTAATGAAATAATAGAATATATAAATACGGGATCATTTGAAGGAAATGGAATTAATGTATCAAATTATATATTAGATTCATCAAATGAAATAATAGAATATATAAATGCTGGATCATTTGAAGGCGATGGAATTAATGTATCAAATTATATATTGGATTCATCGAATGAAATAATAGAATATATAAATACGGGATCATTTGAAGGAAATGGAATTAATATATCAAATTATATATTGGATTCATCAAATGAAATAATAGAATATATAAATACGGGATCATTTGGAGGTGATGGAATTAATGTATCAAATTATATATTGGATTCATCAAATGAAATAATAGAATATATAAATGCGGGATCATTTGGAGGTGATGGAATTAATGTATCAAATTATATATTGTATTCATCAAATGAAATAATAGAATATATAAATGCGGGATCATTTGGTGGTGATGGAATTAATGTATCAAATTATATATTGTATTCGTCAAATGAAATAATAGAATATATTGAAAATAAAACAATAGATAATCATATAAATATATTATTATTATATGATACATCAAATTTATTAACAAATGAAATAAAAATATTAAAAAATTCATCAAATAGTCATAATACTCGTTTAGATGCAATAGAAGATAATTTAGATGATTTATTAAATTCAAATCTATCAATATCAAATTTAATAGATTTGGATATAATAAATATAAATTTAGATAGTATAGAACAGGGTTCTAATAAGAAGTTTATAGTAGATAATGAATATAATAATAGTTTAACAGTAAAAGGAACATTAAATGCGGATAATACAATATTAAATAATAATGCAACAATTGTAAATTCATCAATATATAATTCAGGTTGTGTTAATATTGTAAATTATGGTGTAAATCATGCTATTAAAATAGATCAAATAGGTGATGGCGATATATTAAATGTTCAAAATAATTATGATAATATATTAAAAATTACAAGCAATGGATATATTGGAAATAAGAATGATATTAATTATAATATTGATATAGAAGGATATATAAATGCTACAAAATTGAGAGGTGATGGATCTGAAATAAAAAATATTAATTTAAGTGATAAAAGTACATCATATTTAGAAGAGGGTTCGAATTTATATTATACAGAAGAAAGATTATATGATTTTTATCAAAATTCAAACTTATTATTATCAAATTTACAATTTACAGAAATTTTACAAAATGTTCAAGAAATAAAACATGTAATGGGACTACATCAATTAGATAGAGTAGAACAAGGTACAAGTAATAAATATATAGTTAATAATATATATAATGATGATTTAGTAGTTTTAGGACATATAACCGCAAAAAGTATAAATATTTTAGAATTAGATACAGAATATTATACAGATTTATATTATAGTAATTTATTTATAAATCCATTTAATGATGAAAGGGATACATATGCTAATATATCAAATATATTAAGAAATGTAATAATTGATGAACCAACAATTGGTAATAATAGTAATTTAGAAAATAGAATAACAGATATAATTGATTATGGTATGTCAAATTATATGGATATTATAAATAAATTATTTAATGATAAAATAAATAATCTAACTTTAGATGATATTCAACAGGGAAATATAAATAAATATATAATTAGTAATATTTATAATGAGAATTTAGTTGTAAATGGTAATATAATAACAAAATTAATAGACATAAATATTGAGGAAGAACTATTTGAAAATTATAGTAATATATATAATTATGGATTATCAAATGCAATTGCTGGAAACAGTGAATATTTAGAAGATAGAATTGATAGTATAGTTGATAATAATATGTCAAATTATTTTAGATTAATTGACGAATATGTCGATAATAAAATTAAAACAATATCATTAGATAATATAATTCAAGGCGAAATAAATAAATTTATAATTAAAAATGTATATAATGATGATTTAATTGTTAATGGAGAAATAATAACAAAAAATGTAGATATATCTATAGATGATAATTTAAGTACTTTATATAGTAATTTATATATTAATGAAATAATAAATCATAATATTGCAGAAAGTGAATATTTGAGTACAAGAATTAGTGAAGGAGTTGATGAAAATATATCAAATTATACATTAATATTTGATAATGAATTAAATAATATAAATGCTAATATATCTAATTATATTGTAAATGTTAATAATGAAATTTTAAATAAAATAGGAAATTTAACATTAGATAATATTTATCAAGGAGAAAAAAATAAATATATAGTTAATGATATTTACAACAATAATTTAGTTGTAAATGGTAATATAATAACAAAATTAATAGATATAAATATAGAAGATGAATTATGTGAAAATTATAGTAATATATATAATGAAACATTAATAAATTCAAATATAGATACAAATGATACGTCTTTAACATTGCATGAAAATTATATTAAATTATCTAAATATATTACAAATCAAACAACTGTAATAAATAATAATATTAATGATATATATAATATTATTACACAATATCACCCCGATGAAATGAGTTCTAATCAACAAATAGTAGAAATAAATTCATTAAATATGAAATTAGATAATTTAACTAATAAATATAATAAAATAGAGCAAATACTAGTAAATTTAGGATATGATATATCTGAATTATAATTATTTATAACTAAGATTTTTTTTCAGATAAAGTAATATTATCAACAAGAGTAAGATTATCATGATTTTTTTTGAGTAATTCTTGTTTAATTTTTTCCATGTAAATAATATCATCCATTTTTTCTTCAATAGAATGATCTATCCATTGTACTATTGTTAAATCAGTTCTATCCATGTTAGTTTTATATTTATTATAACCAATTTCTGCACGATTAGTAAATTTATCAATAATAGTATATACTATAGAATCTAATTTATTAATTCTGTTAGATAAATTATTACGCACCATCTCATTATTATTCATTTTAAAATCTTATTTACATAAAAATAATATCATTTTTTTATATAAAAATAATTTAAAAATTTATTTTTTTTGTTCTTTCCACATTTTAGCAATTTCTTTAATACAATCTGTTGCCTTCCATTTAGGATGTGCTTTAGCAACTTTATCATAATGTTTTTTAACAAATAAAGCATATGGACCGGCTTTTCTTTTTACTTTTTTTCTCTTTTTTTTAGCACCTCCATCCATTGTTGAACCGGATGATACTATATCGTCAACTGGTTCACTAGGAGTAATGGGTACAACAGGGGGAGTAGATACAACAGATTCTACTGCTTCCTTATCTGCATCAAAGGGAGCATACATATATCCACGACCTCCTTTTTTTACTGGTTTTTTAGTAGCTTTTCTTTTAGGTGGTTTTTTATTTGATTTTTTCGCGCCTCCAACATTTGTAGACATATTAATTATTAATAGTTCTATTATAATATTATAAAAAAATTTATAAAAATATATATTGTTATATTTATATAGAGGCTCTAAATATTTTGTACATAATGAAAAGTGAGTATTTATTAATGGTAATATTATTAATATCAATATTAATAGTAATACTATATTATGGTTATTTAGAAAAAATGAGAGGAATTTTAATAAAAAAAAAAAAAGATTATGAGGAATTTTCAATAATGGATAAAAAAGTTAGTAAAGATGATGGTAAGGCATGTACTGTTGCTAAATGTTCTAGTATTGATCCGGTAAGTGATCCAAAATATAATATGCATCAAATTGTTAAACAATCAATATTACTCGAAGAACATTTAGCTAATAAAAATAAAAGATGCCGTGATTGTATAACAAAACATTTTTCTCATATAATTGGATTAGCAGAAGAAGCTATTATGCTTGCTTGCAATGATGTAAAAAAATATCCATTAATGGGTGAATTAGGAATTTTTTATAATAAATTATTTGATAAATGGTTAAAAGATACTAGTTGTAGTTTAGATGTATGTACTGAATTAAGAACTATGCGCAAAAAAATAATACAAATATATTTTTTTGATGAAGAATATAAATTAGAAAAAACGGATGATAAGGGTGTTTAAATTAATTCAAATTTTTTTTTAATAAATGGATAATTTTTTTTATTAGTTATTACTTTTTTAATTTCATTTATAGCTTTCAAATGCGCTTCTAAATGATTTGGATGTATTTCACTTCCCATTTCAATATATGGATAACAATATGGCAAAGTACTACATATAGTATTTACAGAACTATATAATAATACATCTGCAACAATTTGATATTGTGATGAAGAAAAATCATATTTGTTATTTTTATTAAAAAACATATCAACTAATTTTTTAGCACCTTTTTTTGAAATTATGTACATTCCTGTAGACGGTAATAAATATTGCCATTTAATAAAATTAGTTAATGTAATATTATGGTGAATATTTAAATTTTTAACAGTATTATCATATAAAACCATCATCTGAATAATATCTATATCCTTATTAATATTTTTAAGTAATTGTTTATAGTCTATTTCAAATGGTATATATATATCATCTTCCATAATAACAAAATATTCATCTTCGTATTTAAGACATTCTCTCATTGCTTTAATATGACTTGATAAACAAGCAAACTCATATTCGCAACTAGTACAACCTGGATGTTTGCAAGATAAAGGCCGTTTATATTCTAATACATCATCAAACATTTCTGGTGTAATAGCAGAAATTCTAATATTATCTGTTTTTGAATTATTAAATTGTTTTTCCATAAAATTTTTTCTTTTTAGATTTTTATTAATATTTATCCATAAATGTTTCATTATATAAAACAATAATTATATATTTTTATATATTATAATGTTATATTTAATATTAAAAGCTCAATTGGGCAATCAATTATTTCAAATAATGAATATAATAAGTTTATCAAAAAAATACAATACGGATTATAGAATTTTATGTGATATTAATGAAAAAACAATATATGAGAATAAAAAAACATATTTTAATGATTTTTATTTAAAATTAAAAAATAAATTAATTAAAATAGAAAAATCCGAATTAGAATCAAAATTAACAAATAATAATATATATAAGGAAAAAAAATATGAATACAATGAAATAATTTTAAATACTGAAAAAGATATTTATATAGAAGGATTTTATCAAAGTTTTAAATATTTTCAAGAATATAATGATATATTATATGATATTTTGGATATAAAAAACAGAAAAAGTCACATATATTGTATATATAATTATATATTTAATAAAAAAAATATAGCAATTCATTTCAGATTTGGTGATTATATATATTTACAGAACATGCATCCAATTCAAACTATTAAATATTTTTATAATTCAATTAATGAATTAATAAACATATTTAATAGTAGTAATGATAATATATTAAATTATAATATATTATTTTTTTGTAGCGAATGCGACAATGATATTGTTAATAAATATATCGACAGATTAAATAAAACATATAATAATAATTTAAATTTTATAAAAATTAATGATTCTATAAATGAATGGACTCAGATGCTAATGATTTCATTATGCGATAATATAATTATTTCAAATAGTACATTCTCCTGGTGGGGTGCATATTTTTCAGAAAAAAATACTAGAGTAATTTATCCTAAAAAATGGTTTGGACCTTTTTATAAAGATAATAAAATAGATGATTTAATATTAGATAATTGGATAGGCGTTGAAGATATTTAAAAAATATATATATTATATAATAATATGAAAAGAAATAGACAAAAAAATAATACAGATTTTATAACGGACGGTTATAGCAATGAAAAAATATTTGAAACCATCGATGAAATTAGAAACAAATATGAAATAAGTAAATTAAAAGAACCATACAATGAATATAGTTGTGAGTACAAAATGATTGGCAATGAATATTCTTTTTTTAAAGAAAGATATCCGTTTTTATTTGATATGACTTTAAAACCTGATATGGATATAGATAGATTAAAATATATGATGAATTTAAGACAAGATATTGTAGATAATAAAATAACTTTTGAAAAAGCATCAAATAAGGTGGGTGTTGAATTGTACAATAAATATCATGAAAAAAAATAATATTAAATATATATAGTAGTATTACTTAATTATTTAAATATGGAATTTAGTTTTTTAGACAATGATACAAACAAAATAGTTTTTCCTAAACTATTAAATGCTGGCATATATAAAGAATCAGAAACAGATAATTTTTCTGGAAAACCATGGGGTAATAATTTTACTCAAAATAAAGTCGAACCAACTGCAGAAGCATATGCTAGTAATTTTTATGCTAAAAATCATATTCCTAGTTCATTTAGACCAGGAAATAATCCTAAGCCTACAAGATATGAATATATAGATACGGAAAAATTTAATATGAAATGCTTTAAAATTTAATTTTCCAGATTTATTTTTTTCTTATGAATTGTATCAACATTCTCTCTAATTATATTTGTAATATGATTGTATGCTTTATTAATTTGATCAAAATTAACTCCACCTGTTATTAAGATACTTCCACTTTCAAAAATTGCAATAGTTACTTTTTTACAATCACTTACATTATTTTTTTTATTAAAGTTGTGTACTTTGCATTGACATATTCCATTATCATTATATTGGTTATAGTAATACTCTAACTTAACACCTTGATAAATACCTGGTTGAAAACTACTTTTATTATTATATTTACTATTAATCAATGTGTTATGCAGTTCTTTCCTGCGAATATAAAATTTATCAGTAAGTTCGTTATTTGTATATGTTTTAAAATCAGTATTAATCATTCTAATTTTAAAATTATTAAACTTTAATTTATTAAAGAATTCTTCTTTAGTTTCTTTTTCACTGTTTAAATTAATTTTTTCATTAATATTATATGCATTTTTTATTTCATTTATAATATGTTTTGAAATATTTTCAACATCTGATTCTAACCTATTTATTCCAGTTAGTTGTATATTTCCATTTTTAAATATTTTTATATTTGGTCTATAAGTTTTATTAATTTGATAAAGAATTGTAATTTGATTATCAAATCTTGTTTTTTTCTTTTTATCTTTTTTAGATTTTCTAATTTTTTTTGGATTTATTCCTTTGCTTTCATCTAAACTATTTTGAATCCAAATTATATTATTATCTTCAATTTTAGGAGTAATATAATTATATAATAATGATAAATCTATATATATATTTTCACCAATATTTGCATTGCAAGTAATTGTTGAAATTTTATATTCTGTAAAATATACGCTTTTATTTGACATAATACACATCCTTATATATTTTTAAATCTTATATCATTTTTTATTATTTATTATTTATTATTAAATTCATTTTCTCATTTATACTAGTTTTATCATATTGTTTTATTTTTTTTATATTATCATCTACATCAGTCTCATTAATAGTTTGATTAAATTGAGAAGTTATATCTGAGCGCTTTATACTTTCCGATAAAGACTTAATATATGATGTATTAATTATTTCATATCCACTTGATATATTAATCATTGGTGGCAAATTTAAAACATGCGATGTATCATTATTTAAATGTAATTTTCTATAATCTTCTATATTTAATTTACCTCCATTAAATATATTTAATAAATATCTAGATGGTGCAGGACGTATAGGAATGTTCATATTATATATTTTTCCAAGCATTTGTATTAAACTATTAATTTCCCAAACTTTATCACTTCCTGAATTTATAGAAAAATTATAGGCATTCGCACATTGTAAAGAACAAAAAGAACCATGGCACATATATGTATTTGATATACTATCAAAATTAATTGGCATTGAAAATACTTTTAATTCAATAGGGTGAATACACCAAAAACAATGACTTTTTCTATTATTATCATAATATTCCTGATTATTTGAAATATTATTTGTTTCTATTTTAATTGTAGTGTTATCTTCAATATTTTTATTATCAGAATTGAAACAACTTTCCTTCTCATATGGTTTTGGTTCATTTTCATTTTTATTATCATTTATTATATTATCTATATTTGTTTCATTTATTGGTAATTGTAATATTATATGCTCTTCATTATTTTTGACCATTGTATTCATAATATTATTTTTTTTATTTTGTTTCGGTTCAGTATTTGTTTCTGTTCTTTTTTTTCTTGGCATTTTTATAATTCAATAATTTATATTATATATATAATAATAACTATTTATATGTATTTAAGGAAAACTTAAATTATTAATATATTTATTATATATAATCAAAAATATTGTATCTATTCCACATTGCAATAGATATATTTAGATCATTATAATTATAATATTTTTAAAATATATACATATATATATATATATTAACAAATTAAAAATATTTAAATATAATTATATATCTTAATATAATATAATGAAAGTGAATTATATATTTTTTATAACATTTATATTAAATTTAGGTTATTCTATGGGTTTTAGATTATCTAGATTAGATAATTTAGTAGCTAGTAATACTTTAAATAAAAGCGATTTATTTTCAAATAGATTATGTTACAAAAGACAAAGAACAAATAAGATATATGCTAGATTTTTAAATAATGTTTCCAGAAGAAATTTAATATTTTTATCTCCTATTTTATTGCAACCTGATAAAACATTATCTTATCTTTCAAATAATGATTTAAATATTAATAAAGTAGTTGTATTTGGAGCATCTGGATATACTGGTGGAGATACTATTAGAAATTTATTAGATAAAGATATTGATGTTGTTGCTGTAACAAGGCGCCCTGTTAAAATAGTAAATAGAGAAAATGCCGCACGTGATACATTAGTTATCGATGATATAAATAAAAAAAATAAAATACAAAGTGTTGTTGCTGACGTGCTTAAACCAAATACATTAAATAATATAATGAAAGATGCTGATGCAGTTATATTTTGTGCTGCATCAAGACCAAAAGTAACAGTTAGACCAACACCTGGTGTTGAATTAAATAAACAAAATAATATTGTAGATAAAGATGTATATGCTGAAGAAAGTAATAATGTAGAAGATATTGGTTTAGTTAATGTTGCCAAAGAAGCTATAAAAAATAATGTTAAAAAATTAATAATTGTTTCTTCTATATGTGCGAAATGTCAAAAAAAAGATAAGAATCTTGATATTAATAGTGGTGAAGTTATAGATAGGGGTGAAACAAGTTGTGATGCATGTTATAATAAACAAGAAGGTGAAGAAAGAATTAGATTATTATATGAAAATGCCCCATCATATTTAAGTTATACTATAATTAGACCAGGAATGTTGTCACCGGGTGAAAAGAGAGGAGTTGAAGATGTTGAATTTAACCAAGGTGTATCAAAAAGTGGTATTATTTCGCGATTAGATTTAGCAGATGTATTAGTTGAATCAACTTTAACAAATAATTCTAATAAAAAAACGTTTGAAGTTTACTATAAAGATACGGCACAACCTGTTGATATGTATAAATCATTAAAAACATGTAAAGAAATGGGAAAAAGTGTTAAAGAATGTTTTTTTGGCGAAGATTATAAAGATAATAAAAAACCTATAGAAATAGATAAATTATTGAAAAACAAAGTAAAAGGAAGTATTTTTCTTTCTGGTAAAGAAGTAATTGGTAATAATTACGCAGAAATGTTAAATAAATTAAAAATAGATCAAAAAGAATATTATGATATTAATATTTTAAAATCTAATGATATTTTTTAAAATTAGAATTATAAAAAAAATTACATATACTTTAAAAACTATATAAAGATAAGACTATATATATATATGTGAAAGTAACACCAGCGCTCTCATAGCTTAATCGGTTAAAGCGTTGGTCTTATGAGCCAAAGATTGGGAGTTCGAGTCTCCCTGAGAGCAAAATTTTATTTTTATAAAATCAAAAAAAATGATTAATTATTAAAAAGTTAGTTGTATAACTAACATCCAGCAATTTTAAATCAAAGATTATTAAAAAGTTAGTTGTATAACTAACATCCAGCAATTTTAAATCAAAGATTATTAAAAAGTTAGTTGTA